GCAAAGTCCTTCGGAGGCGGCGCGGACTTCGTTATGCTCGGCGGGATGCTTTCCGGCACCGATGAGTCTGAAGGAACACCATTATATTCAAATGGTGTTCTAACACACAAAACTTTTTATGGCATGTCGTCGGAGTTTGCCATGAGGAAGCATTTCGGTGGGGTAGCATCTCACCGGGCTAGCGAAGGGAAATTAGTTCAGGTAGATTACAAGGGAAGTGTTATTAATGTCCTGAGCGAAATTCTAGGTGGGTTACGATCTGCATGTACCTATGTTGGTGCAAGTAGACTCAAGCATCTACCAAAGTGTACTACATTTGTTAGAGTGAATAATCAAATCAATAATATTTTTGGAGCATGAAATGAACAAATCAGGAAGAGTCGTAAAGCGTAAGCACCGTAAGAAGATTATCAAGAACCGTAACAAGGCAATTGAAATGCGTAAGGACGCAAAGAAGAAGACCAGGGAAATGTGGGAGAAGACAGGTCTTATCCCGCCCACGTTTGTATGAATATATTTGTACTTGATAACAATCCAACAGTCGCGGCACAATCGCTATGTGACAAGCATGTAGTAAAGATGATTCTTGAGAGTGCTCAACTACTCTCAACTGCACATCGGTATCTTGATGGATATTATTCTACCAAACTAACAAAGTCTGGTAGAAAGTATACTACCTATCGTCACAACAATCCAATCATCGATGGGTTTCTTTATCAATCAACAATGATTAATCATCCTTGTACAATTTGGACTAGAGAGACTAATTCAAACTATGATTGGTTGGCATCTCATGCCGTAGAGATGTGTATTGAATATACTTCTCGATATGGCAAGGTTCATACATCAAGCAATCTACTTACATGGTTGCAGAAGAATAGACCTGCAAATCTTACAAATGGTCCACTTACGCCATTTGCTCAGGCGATGCCAGATGTTTACAAGCATGAAGATGCCGTAATGGCATATCGTGCCTATTATATCGGTGCAAAGGCACGTTTTGCCAAGTGGAAGAATAATAAGATTCCAGAGTGGTGGATATTGACAAAACCCGCGAATCTGCTATAATTAGAGCATAAGAAAGTAATGGAGTTAAACATGTATCATCTTTAACATAAGTTATTAACTGGTTTATCATTGAACCTATCAATGTGTTATAATATAAGGGTTGACACGGTGTCCCGAACATGTGTTGTGCATCTGTGGTTAAGGTTCAACAGATCATAAAAATAAACCTTGGCGTAAGCGGAATCGCCAACCGCATTTTGCCTCTATAGCTCAGTTGGTAGAGCAGTTGACTTTCAGTGGAAGCCTTGAGTAGGAATACTCATTGAATCACTCTTCAAATTCGGTGAACCCTTAACTGGCAACGCCGAGCCAAGCGCAGAAATGCGAAGGTGTAGAGACTTGATGGAGAGCACCCAGAACGGGTGAAGGCAAAGTCCAGACCACGAACCGCAAGGTCGGCGAAAGCCGAAGTGGTAAGTAATCAATCGGTCGTAGGTTCGAATCCTACTGGAGGCATTTATATATAAATATGATTAGGGGAGTATTATAATCATATGAGTATATGTAAACATTGTAGTAAAGTAATAAAGGATAAAGCAAGACCAAATGCTTCAATATGCGGTTCTTGTCGTGTCTCTAAAAGAAGGTGGAAGTCTAAAATTGAATTAATAGAAAAATTAGGAGGAAAATGTTTAAAATGTGGATATGCCGGTCATCCTGGCGCATTTCATTTTCATCATTTAGATCCAAATTCTAAAAATTTTGAAATAAATTCAAATAGACTTTTAAGAAAAGATAGATTTGATGAATTGGATAAATGTTCTTTGCTTTGTGCAAATTGCCATTGTATCGAACATTCTAATACCAATTTATTAAAATCATTTAATCTGTTAGAAGAACAAAAATTGGATACTAAAAAATCTTAAGAAAGTTCTTCTCAGAGTATTGACAGAATGAAAACAATCTGCTACAATACTTGCATAGTAATCGGGACTCAGACACTCGGAATCCCCGGTTTAGATTGAAGAGTGTATTTAGGAAAGTGAATTTTATCGTTATGCGTAACAACAACAATCTCAGCAAGAAGCGTCAGGTCATTAATCATCTCTCCCGTGGATGGGGTCTTTGCCCCCGTGAAGCGGCAGAAAAGTACGGTGTGGGTAACCTCCGCGCCACCATCAGCAACATCCGCGAGATGGTCGAGAAGTACGGTAACTGGGAAATCGTGACTGACTCCCGTGGTCGCTACTTCATGCGTGACACCCATCCGGGTGAGCGTACCTACGGTTTCCGCCGCGACGGTTCGCGTTATCAGATCGCCTGATACTAACAACTGAGTGATTCGACGGGGTCAGATTCGAAAGGGTCTGGCCCCGTTTCCTTCGGGGACTTTCAATGGAAGAAACTTTAAAAGATTACATATCATGGCCACAATTCATAGGTGTTATGTTTTTCTACACTTTTGTTATAGTTGGTTTGATTGTGATTTTTAGAAGAAAGGACGAAGAATAATGTTTCGATTCTACATTGATATTCCCCTAAACATGACGGAGCAGGATGCCATCAATAAGTGCCAAGAGCTAATTTCTTTGCTTGAGGCATTTAAGGATAGCGTTCCTGAACTTGGATATCGCCTAGGTCACGACGATGATCGGCAAAAGTCCAATTACCTTGTCAAGACCGTTAATGGTCATGTGACTCAAAAGAAATGTAAACTTTCCTTTGAATCACCTATTGACAATCCGTCAGAATAGTTTACAATACTCACACGCGCCGAGGGCGGACAGCTTCGCAGGGCCGCTTATAACGGTCTAAAACTGGGGCAGCACCAGGTCGGCGCATTATGGAAACAAAACCTTTGAAATCAGCAGAAATCGAAACAATGCTTAGTGGTGAGACTAGTATGCCAGTCTATGTTGTTAACTTTTACGAAGATGATATTATCGTAAATGCCAAGACATTCTTCTCATACCGTCTGGCAGAAGATGCAGTCAAGAATTGGTATGATGGAAAGGCCATCTAATGGCAAAGCGTAAGATTGACGAAATCGATCTGATGATGGAGCAACAGGCAAATGCAATTGCTCGTCACCGTCAGTTGGCATGTCGTCCTATTGGTATGGGTAAAGTCATTACCAAGCAGCGTAAGATGCACAAGGACGGAGCCGCAAGAATTGAGTGCAAGACAATCAAGGAAAGGTACGAACGGAGTTTCGTATGAGTTTTGAAAATCCTGCATTGAATCGTGAAGAAGAACTCTTGATCAATGATCTCTCTAAAAGAGCCATGACTGAATTGACTCTTGGAGAGAAAGAAGTGAGTGTTCTTCTCAATAAGGCAATTGATACAATTAAAACAATGGCTCGTGAACGAGCATTCTGGGAGTTTAAGGCCACTTGTTACAAGAAAGATATCACAAAGCTTTCAACAGAACAAGCACTTGAGAAGATGACCAGACTAGATGAAGAGATGGGACTACTTTAAGGAGAATATATGAGTCGCAAAGGAACACATACAAAGTTTGGGCGCCGTCGTAAGATGGGTTCAAAGAAGCGTCGTGCAATGAAACTCGCTCGGATGAAGTGAATTCGATTATAAATATCCTTTGAGGTACTATATGAAAACACTCAGAGGACTTTTAGAATCGTTGGTCAAATCAGGTGCTTGGGGTTCTTTACAGGAAAGTTCTGCAAAGACTTTTAGACAAGCAAAGATGCACCAAAAGGGCATGGAATCAGAAAACGAAAGAATGTCCATTGCTGTTGGCGAAATAACAAGACGAGGCAAGGCAGCTGCGGCGCGAGCGGCCGCAAGAGAAGAGGCAGCAAAGAAAAAGACTGCTGGTAAAGTTGCGGCAAAGAAACAAGAGGAGCATGCCAAACGATATGAGGGAGAAGTTGAAACTCTCAAAGGTCTAAAAGACGGACAAGTTGCCTCAGTAGTAGTTAGAACCCAAGAAGGACAACCCGGTGAAGAACATCATGTTGTTCGGCATCAGGGTTCTTTCTTCTTAGTAGGACCAAAGGGCAATACTAGAGAAATTTCAGGAAACTTTGGTGGTGTCACAAAGGGAGCAATCAATGTAACCAATGTGGCAAAAGGCAGAGGAAATGCTAGAGTAATTGCCCAGATCGAAGCAGGAAAACAGGGCGGAGTTATTAAAAGAGACTTGAATTATACCATGAGTGGTGGTAGAATTAAGATTCACAAGAGAGACTAAGGGGGCCTAATCGGATTCGATATTCTAGACAAATGTAAAAGAGCATGACGAAGATGGTTGATGGCTTCGTTAAAAACAACCAAACCACAAATGCCAACACTAGAGCATTTGCAATGGCTGCTTGAGAAACAGTCGATCCTTAATTCACTAGGACCGTCAAGAGGGTACAGGAAGTGACTCAGATAATTCCTGACTTCTCAAATCTGATAGAATCGTGAGTGACTGGTAAACGATTCGAAATTAACAGTCAAAGCAATTCGTAAGTTTGTTTCTTACCTTACGAAATTGTTTATGAAAAGAAACTAATCATGTAGGGCTTATACATAAGTGTAGGGTACACGGGGGTTCGACTCCCCCGGCCTCCATTATAAAGGATTTTTTTATGAACAATGAATATATTCATGTAAAGAAAGTGATTGATGGTAGATGTATTGATCTTCTGTTTACAGAAGATGAATTCATTGAAGCATCATCCCGTGCAATTGATATCAAAAATTCTAATTGCTTAGAAGATGTAACTGGTCAATGTTGGCCGGTAGATAAACCACCAAAGTGTTCGCTTTGGGATCGTTTTATGGGTCGTTGTTGCCAGTGTGAAAATTAAGGAGATATTATGGCTAATATTGTTATTACTCGTCTTGTTAGTGGTGAAGAAATTATTGCGAATGTTACTGAGGGTGAAGGCACTCTCACTCTAAAGGATCCGGCAGTTCTTCTGCCCACCCCCGAAGGTAAGCTCATGTTTGCGAAGTGGCTACCATATGCCGATATTGAAGATGGAATTACTGTAGATACCAAGCATGTTCTTTTTACAGTTCCTGCACAGAAGGAACTTGAAGAACACTACAGCACCGTCATTGTTGGTGGTCTTTTTGTGCCACCCGCCAAGAGCGTTATCAATCCGGCAGATCTGAAACTTAGCGTTTAATTAAACCATTGTCAAATTCCCAATGACAATTGGGACAAAGACAAATTATATTGTCGTTTCCGTTGATCTCACTTAATAAAGTATTCAACGGAAACGACGATATTGCTTTAATATGACATACCTCTGTATGTTTTGAGTAATTGCAGATTTCACAACTTTTTGTGTTTTTTGCTTTTTCTGTTGATCTTGCGCGCGAACGAACCAATGCATATGCCGAAGATCTATGGTGTTTATCATAAATTACTTGCTCTAATGTATAGTCTTTAGTAGAAGAAAATTCGTTATAGCATTTTTTACAATATTTTCTACTTTTATTTATTGTCACATTACAGGTTTTACATTTGCCTTCTGGTTTTCTTTTCGGATTCATTTTATTACTAAATGATGCAGAACATTTTCTACTACAAAATTTAGGATTTTTTGTTTGTTTATTGCAAAGTTTACATGTATGAATTGACATGAATCGAACTCCTAGTATACTATATATGTAAAGAACGAATGTTCTATTTACGGGTGTATCGGCTCTGTCTTCTAAACAGATTTACCGTAACTGGATGATGCAGGTTCGATTCCTGTCACCCGTGTTCAATATGATTCTCGACTTCAATGATATTCTTCGTGATGTGAAGCCTATTTGTCTTGGTCTTCAACGACAAAAGAAGCATGTAAGTTTAATCTACCATAAGAGCAAACTTGTCTCTGTTGGTACAAATGTTTTTAAGACTCACCCATTGGCAAATAAATATGGATATGTCATTGGGTGTGTCCATTCCGAACTAGATGCCTTCAACAAACTTCCAAAGAAGTACAAGAAGGATCTTCGTAAACTCAAACTGGTCAATATCCGTATGAATCGATTTGAGGAACTTCGTAACTCCAAACCATGCAAGCATTGTTTACCTTGGTGTATTGAAATGTTTGATGAGATTTGGTATACTACGGATACTGGTTTTGAACTACTCTCTGATTATGAAAGGAAACTCTATGAGTAAAATTAGGATTTTGAATCTATTGGCGTGTCTTGGACTTGGTGTTGGTTGTGGTGCATTTCTTGGAAATAATGAGGATGCTGTGTTTGTGTGCCTTTTGTTTTCTTGTCTGATGAATACTTGGGCATTTATTCTTCTACCATATGAACTCTATGTGACTAAGAAGGAATTGATGGACGAGATGGCTTATTGTAAGCTAGACACTGATACTCTTTTCAATCGTTACTACGATGTTAAAGAGCAAATGGAAAATGTTAATGATCGAGTGAAAAAGATTACTTATGATCAGCCAAGGGGCAATAAGGTCAAGTCAGTTCGTAAGGTTTAAAATATCTTACCAGACTTTGGATTAATTGATATAGTTTTTGATATGTCGTTTAAAAGTCTAACAACAATCTCGTCTGAAGATGGAGTCGCCGGCACTACTTCACTTGGAATTATATTCCTATTGGAAGCGTCCACACATTCATTGTTCTCCGTAAATTTTGTTTTAAGATTTCCACTAACACGCAATAGACACTGAGACTTTGTTTGATTATTATAACAAATATCTCCAACTGTACATGACCCTATTGTAGTATCATTTACATTAATATCTGAAGACGCAACATTTGGTGCAACTTTTATTTTAAGTTGCACCAATGTTTTTATTCCAACTCTATTTTCTTCTGGCAATTCACCTTTAATTTTTATTATTTCTTTACCTTCAGAGTCTATTGTTATTTCTTCTATCTCATATGAAGACTCTTCTCCTTGTAGTAAGATATAATCTCCAACGCTAGCGCCCATGTAGGTGAATGATGTTTTTGTATTTTGTCCAAATGTATTTATTATAAAAGTAGAAGTACTATCACTACTCACTGGAGTTGAAGTAAATTCAAAGATGGGAGTTTGATTGAATTGTTTTTTAGAATAAAGACTTATGTTTTGATCTTTATTTGTAATTGATACTACAGAACTTATAATAATAAGATTTTCTATTTCAGTTAGAGTATATGTTCCAGATAGATCATACTTTTTATTATTTTTTTCATTATATAATTCTGCATTAGAAACCGTGAAAGATGCTCCTATTGGAACATTTTTCCAAAACTTTATGAATTCGTTTTCCGTTGAAGAAGTATTTTTCCAGTCGGAGAAATCAAAAAACGCTCCAGTTTCTCCACTATTAAAAATTATGTTTGGAGTAGCAACTAATCCAGAAACTGTGCTGACTTTATTTGTTAATGATTTTTTATATTCAAGTCCATAAAATAAACTAACTCTAGCAGTTACTAAATTTGAATTTGGTTTAGCACTACTTTTTACTGTGCTTACTTTTACTGATTTTTTACGATTTCCTGGGTTCATGAAGCAATGAAGTTAATTGTTCCATTTCCGGTAGAAGATCTTACATATATTGATGTTAATGCACCAGTTTCTATAAATAAAGACTCTCCTGGCTCTAACGGATATCCTTCAGTAGATCTGGTTAATAGCGTTGATCCACCAACAAATATAGTAGTAGTGTTGTTTAATGCAGATTTAATATGAACACCCGAAACTAATCTATTTGTAAGGGTTGATAACTGAGATGCAGCAATTGTAGAAAGTTTAGAACCACTATAAACAGTAGATGGTTTAGTGCTATCTACTATTTTTACTTGTATAGTTCCATTTCCTAATTTTTCATTTATACTCGATACTGGATTTGTATTTGTTTTAATGTTATTTAAAACTGTATAAATTGAACCTGTTGCTCCTAAGTATGGAATCAATGAAGATAGATCTACATCTATATTATTTTCAACAGTTACTGGTAATGCTTCTGTTGCAGTTACTTCTATACTTCCATCTGCGGCTGCGCCCTGAACTATTATAGGGTAGTCTGAAGTGACACCAGTACCCATAATCATTAGTCCACCGCCATAATTTGCAACTCCTACCGTTGCTCCTATGCTTACACTAAAGGTAAATCCTGCATTAGTTACTGCTACTTTAAGTGCATCACCAGAAACGCCAAGAGTCGTGCCGTCTGAAGAATATATTTTTGATGAAAGTTTAAGATCGCCGTCGTGGCCATACACTCGTATGCTGTCTGTAGATTCAGTTAAGTTAATACTACCACTAATACCAACATTTCCATATACAGATACAGAATCATTGCTATAATTTAATCTTCTTCCTCCGGTTATTCCTATTGCTGTTGCTCCAGAAATACCAAACACACCAAATTCTGTGGTTCTTAAACCTACAGTGCCAGTAATACCAACTAAAATTCCATTAGTTATACCTTGTATTGTTCCGCTTATTCCTACTGGAATTGTTGAGAATGTAGTTCCTGCTATTTTAAGGAATGCACTTTCTGCCGATAAACCTACAGTGAATATTCCTCTTCCTGCAACGCTACCAGTAATTCCAATATTAGTTCCAGTCCAACCATAGATGCTTATGGGTAAAGGAGTAGATGTTGCTACTCTAGTCGTTGTACTGTCGTCACCATACGCAATTTTGCTGATTGGAACATGTGACTGTGTAAAACCAGTACCACTGGTTCCCCAGTCTGTTGCTAGATATACATCTCCGGTAGCAGTGGTAACTAAAATATTATCTAATGTGTATGGCATCCTTGATTCCTTCTAGAAGCTATGTATAATGGTAATATACATAGAAAGATAACATATGTTCATTGAATTAACCAAAGAAGACTTTTCTAAGAAAGTCGAAAATAGAGTAAAAGAAAAAGAATGCTCCTACATGGACGCGATAATTTATATTTTGGAGGAAAACTCTATTGATATAACAGTGTCCCCTAAATTATTATCACAACCAATAGTTGAGAAATTACAGGAAGAGGGACAGAAGTTAAATCTTTTACCAAGAAAAAAGAACTCATTACCTTTTGCTTGAACGGCACATGGTAGTGTGGTATACTTGTCTTGTCAGTGGTGGGGAGTTCCCACCGGTCAGTTTTAGTCCGAAGGAGATCTTCGGGAAGGAGAGTTTATGAGCTCATTTAGTGATTTTAAGAAGAAGTCAAAGACCAGCATTGATGTTTTGGTCAAGAAGTTTGCAGAAGAAGAAGGCGGCAAGAAGGATTACAAGGACGAGCGTTTCTGGCGTCCTACTCTGGATAAGGCAAAGAACGGTTTTGCTGTTATTCGATTCCTCCCAACAGTAGACGGTGAGGACATTCCGTGGGTCAAGCTGTATTCCCACGCATTCCAAGGTCCAGGTGGTTGGTACATTGAGAATTCACTCACCACTCTTGGAAAGCAAGATCCTGTTTCAGAAATGAACAGCCTACTCTGGAAGAGTGGCATGGATAGCGACAAGGATCTCGCTCGTCAGCGTAAGCGCAAGTTGAACTACATCTCCAACATTCTGGTTGTTAGCGATCCTGCCAATCCTCAGAATGAAGGAAAGGTCTTCCTGTTCAAGTACGGACAAAAGATCTTTGAAAAGATTCAGGAGGCAATGCAACCTGAATTTAAGGATGAGGATCCAATCGATCCGTTTAATTTCTGGACTGGAGCAAATTTCAAGCTCAAGGTTCGTAATGTTGGTGGTTATGTCAACTACGACAAGTCTGAGTTTGATTCACCATCACCACTCGTCGGTGGGGATGACGCACAGTTGGAGAAGATTTGGCGTTCTCAGCACTCATTGAAGGAACACACCGATCCTTCAAACTTCAAGACCTACGAGGAACTGAAGACAAAGCTTGAGAGTGTACT